AAGCTCCCAATTCTATCTGGAAAGCATACAAAGCCGGAAGGTATCAAGTATTAAATCCATTTCTTTACGAGTCAGTATTTAACAAAAGAAAAGTAAGATTTGGTGCATATGGTAACCCTAGTTTGATCCCTCTTTCTATCGTCAAAGCTATTACAGAGGCAAGTGATGGATGGACTGGTTACTTCCATGACTGGAAAGAGATGCCAAGTTCAAAGGCTACGGCTTATGGTAATTACTTTATGGCTTCAACTGAGACAAATGACTCAGTAAGACGGGCAAAGGCTAAGAGTTTGCGTTTCTTTCATGTGTCTCCTGATCAACCTAAAAACACTATTGAATGCTTAGCCGATAGTAAAGGCTTGTCTTGCGATCAGTGTCAGTTATGCAAAGGCAATCGGCTTACGGCAAAGTCAATATGGATCAATCCTCATGGCTCTAAAAAGAAAAGAGCAATTGAGCAAGCAATCTCTAACTAATAACCAAACCAAGTAACCACACAAACAAGATGAAGATCACAAAACAAGAAATTATCGAATATCTTATGTCAATCATTGAGCATGGCTCAGACCAAGACTTACTAGAATTATATAATGCTTACACAGAAGGAAACTTAACTATTAACCAAGTAAATTGGGAAGAATAAAATAACACTACCATGAACGATAAACTAGAACTCCGTACTGAGGCAGAAATAATATGCGACAACCTCAAACCAAGCAAACGTGAGCAAGCCATCATCTGGTTACTCAGTCCCGTTATTACATTTGTGACCTGGGGGGCTATCCTTTGGGTACTCTCTCTTTAAACCTACTATCAAATCAAACCAATAATATGAATAAACAAATCGATAAACTCTGGGATTTACTTGTTAACTATGAGCTAGCAAGTGATTCAACTTTGCAACTTGTAACCCGCTTAAATGGCTACACCTTGGAAACAATGGAAAATGTGCTATATGCACTGACTGGTTACCACTCTTATGAGCAGTTCAAGAAAATCAGAAACTAAGAATAGAAATCCTAAAAACTTTAGACTTTATAAATTGCGAAAACATTGGTGACTTGTCCGATGGCGAGGTGCTAGACCATGTAGTCGACAAACTTAAAACACTAGTAGAACCTACTCCGTACATTGACGATTGGGCAGAAGAAAGAAAATCATGTCAGTAACCTACTTCTTAACCGACCACAACGGCAGAAAGATTGCTTTCTTCTATCGCATAGACAATGAACGCTATTTGACAACTCCACAGCTTATTTGGGCGTGTCGAGACTATCCGGAATACCGAGGCACCTGTGCAAGTAAAGAGGAAGCGTTTGAAGCGTTTAAATCTGTTATGCGGGAGCTGAATAAAAACTTAACCGCCCGTAAAAAATGTAAAGAGTGCGATTCAGACTTGCACTTGCGAGAAAACGAATCCAATCTCTGCACTAAATGCAATCCGATCACAACCTAACCGACTTTTTTGATATGAACGATTTATGCAACGACAGCTTACGAGCCTTGATCCATCATTACCTGTCCGTGAAGGAGAAACTACCGGACAACTTAACTCTCCGTGATCGACTGGAGGAGCTACAAGCTGAACTGATTAACCGATCTTCAACGATTGAAGGGGTGGTACGACAGAACACCGACAATCCGCTATGACCTTAACCGAGGGAGAATATATTATGAGTATGCTTGGCTTGTTTTGCTTGTCCGTGATCGGTCTTATCCTACTAGCTTGGATGTACAATGACCTATGAAAGAAACCTTACTACAACCTGCCGATATGATTGAAGAATTGATGTACCATATAATGTGGAATGAGTTTGACGGGGATCTTGATCCCAACCACAAATACTTTCCACTTTACCTGTCCTTGCAACAGCTACTTGAGGACGAAACACGGAGATTAGAGGAATGAAAACAATAGAACCGAATAATATAGACATAATAGAAAGTCCTACTATCCATAACTTCGATGTAAGTATTCATAAATATATAGATACAGACTTAGACTTATGGTGTTTAGAAATAACTAACACATTAGATTCAGTCGAGTGCAGTATTGATTACGAAAGTTTCGAGGAAGCTATTGAAGGTTTTAATGTAGAAGTTAATTACATCCGTAAACACGGGAAACTTAGAGATACCTGGACGGAGGAAGATTGATGATAAAAGTATTAAATCTTTACTCAGGGCTAGGAGGCAATCGCAAGCTATGGATAAATTGTGAAGTAACTTCCGTTGAGTCGAACGATAAAATAGCTGATGTTTACGAGCGTCTTTACCCGTCCGACAACCTTATCCGAGGTGACGCACATGAATACTTACTAAACCACTACGAAGAGTTTGATTTCATTTGGTCATCACCTCCTTGTCAGACTCACAGTAAGATGGCTAAAGCTACTCGACATAAATTGCGTAGGTATCCTGACTTAAAGTTGTACGAGGAGATACTATTCTTACGGCATTTCTTCAAAGGTAAATGGGTGGTTGAGAATGTTGATCCTTTCTACGAACCTTTGATCAAACCTACTACTAAAGTTGGAAGGCATTTGTTTTGGAGTAGCGATTGTTTTGAAGCAGGAGATGTGCCTAGACCAAAAGACTTCATTAACTTAGCAAATGTAGAGGGCAAGAAAGCCTTGATGGATTGGTTAGATATTCACTACGAAGAAAACATATACTACGGAAACAACCACTGTCCTGCTCAGATATTACGCAACTGCGTACACCCGAAACTAGGGCTAGAAATCTACAACAAAATAAAGAACCTATGAACGGATATAACTACGACACTTGGCTGAACAGCAACAACCCATACGATGAAGCAGATGAAGAAGAGAGAGAAAGAGAGTACCACTTGGCGGAGATTGAAGGACTTACTGAAGAGGAGATCGAAGATTACCTGTTCGCCGAACGCATTGAAGACCCACGCAAACGCTGACATTTTTTGGGAGGCTGAAGCGGACATCATACGAGAGGAGCTGAGAAGTGGAGGAAAGCTATAACGATTGGAGCGTATCTGTTCGTCACGACATCGACTGGTCTAAGGTTGATCCGAAAGCTATCAACGATGCGTACCAAAAGTTCTGGTGTAACACCGAGGTCAAACGCTTTGAGCGGGACAAGGACGGAAAACTGGTGGCGATACGAACGGACATCCAACGGATGCGACCGAAGAGTACCTTTGATAACTTTGAGAACCTTACTAGGATAGTATGAGCAACGAGAAGCAGACTAGAGGACCGACCTGGCGGATGAGGGAGTGGGGACGCACAGCGTACCGTAACCGACAAGCAAAACTTCGAGCTGAGGGCGAGAGTAGCAAGACGGAGGCGGCGAAGCGATTGCTCAAGGTCATGGCTCCGAGGTTAGGCAAGAGGGTGGATGATTTCATGTACACATTTGGGGGTAACACACAACACACCACTCCATTATTCCTTACCTTTGTACTTGATATGTGTCCGTATCAGATAGCTAGTATGGCTATGCAAACCGTGCTTGATAACCTACAATTTAACTTACCTGTTGGCAGGATGGCGTATAAGATCGGCAAAGCATTTGAGAACCAGGCGAGGTGGGACAAGGCGGTCGAAGATATGCACCCACACAAGCGTGACTTACTTGGTCTTGATGATCGGTCCAAGGCGATGAAGCTCAAGCAGTTCTACGACTACGAAGACGAACGGTTCACGCTTTGGGATAGTAAGTGTAAGGCGGGGTTGGGTGCTTGGTTATTGGAAGAGATCCGGATCGAGACGGGTATATGGGAGGTCGGATTTGCAGTAGGCGCTCAGAAGGGGCACAAACCGGAGCGTATTTGTTTACCTAGTGGTGAGTATACGGACTGGGTCAAACGATTTGATGCGTGGAAGGAGACGACTCGTGTATTTAAGATGGCGTTGCCTGATGAACCGATTGATTGGTACGAGTTAGTGGGTGGTGGGTACAGCTTAAAGCATATGCCACCGCAAGAGTTCTTCACTGGTAAGCCGTTGTCTTGGTTCAAAGAACACAAGCGATCTTACGAGCACGCCTTCTCTGCTGTTAATAAGTTACAGAAGGTAGCGTGGCAGATTAACGATGATATGTTATCTATTGTACGGCAGTGTTTTGATAACAAGCGAGTGGTTGGGAACATACCGAACTTCAGTGAGATACCAGAGCAACCGAGGTACACAGGAAGTGACGAGCATGAGTTACGGGCGTGGAAGCTAAAGCAAAAGGACATCAAGAGCGTGAACGAAGCGAACAGCAGTAAGCGTTACTTAACCGTCCGCATTCTACACCTTGCCAAGCTATATAGTGAGTGGAAGAAGTTCTACTTTCCATATCGGTGTGATTACCGGGGCAGAGTGTACGCTATTCCGTACTACTTACATCCACAAGGGTCTGACTTAGCTAAGAGTTTGTTAGACTTTAGTAACGGTCAGCAAGTGGTGGATGAAGAGGACTTGGAAGCTGTACTTATACACGGTGCTAATATGTGGGGAGTAAAAGGCACACGAGAGGAGCGACTTGAGTGGGTAGGTAAGCGTCAGAAGTTTATATTGGAAGCAGCGAACGACCCACACGGAACCGATTGGTGGACAGAAGCAGGCGATCCGTTTTGTTTCCTTCGATTCTGTCTGGAGTACAAGCAGTTCACAGAAGAGGGATACGGATATTTATCGTACCTGCCCGTCCGACAAGACTGCTCCAATAACGGTATGCAAATCCTATCCTTGTTACTACGGGACAAAGACACTGGTCGTATGTGTAACTTAGTAGAGGAGGACCGAGCTAATGATATGTACCAAGAGTTTGCTGACCGTGTGTACGATGAGCTAAGAGCGGACGGTGGTGTGCTTGCACAGGAATGGTTGAAGTTTGGCATCACTCGTAAGTTAGCAAAGCTCGCTGTTATGAACAGACCATATGGTGCTACCCACTATAACTTAGTACAAGATGTATTTAAAAGCATCGGTGTTAATCATAACTGGTCAAGTACCGGTGAGATGCTCACTGCTGTTATCTATTTATGTAAGATCGTCAACCGATTGGCAGACCAAGCGTGTCGTCCGGTCAACAGAGTGATGAAGTTCTTACGGGAAAGTGTACGAGCATTAGGATGTGACGAACCGATCACCTGGTCTACACCTACTGGATTCAAAGTAGTACAAAGCTACCGCAAGTTTAAGAAGCTAAAGGTTGAGTCTGTCTTTCAGAATATGAATATCAGTATCACAACAGATGAGCTGGCAGACACCATCGATCAGAAGGGACAGTGCAACTCTATCACTGCCAACTTTATCCACAGCTTAGACGCTTGTATCGTACATCAAGTTGCTAATGAGGTTGACTTTGACCTCGCTACTATTCATGACTGTTTTGTAACACACGCTTGTAATGCTAGAAAGATAAACCAAATAGTAAGAGAGATGTACGCAAAGACTTTCACCGTTGACCTCCTAGGCGAGTTCCGTGCGGAGCAAATCAACAACAACCCAGAAGCAGTACTGCCTGATGTGCCGGAGCTTGGAGACTTAGATGTGTCCGCAGTAAAACGCCAGCAGTATCTGTTATCTTAAACCAAATAATAAACACTGATATGACAGTAAAAGCACGTAAGAAACACGACATAATTAAAGCACGAGGCATCGCTAGATACGCCCACTTGAATGAACCGAACAAAAGGTTTGACGAGTACGGGTTGTATAGTTGCGACCTGGTGATTGATGAAGCAGCCAAACAGGAAATAGTAAACAAGATCAAACCTCTGTACGAACAGGAGTTGAAGGATGTTATGGAAGCTAAC